ATTTATGTAGACAAGTACTTACTGAATCTCAAATTACAGTTATGTCTACTGATAAAGATTTCTTACAATTAGCAAATGGTAGGATAAAAATATGGAGTCCTACTAAAAAGAAAATGTATGATGAAAAAATGGTTATGGATGAGTATGGTATTAACTCACACAATTATATTTGGTATAGAGTTTTAGATGGAGACAAGTCTGATAATATTCCTGGTGTAAGGGGATTGGGTTTAAAAACTATTCAAAAAAAATTGCCGTTTTTGAAAGAAAATCGTATAGTTAATATAGATGAAGTTGTTGATGTTTTACCAGATTCAAAGGATACCATAGAATTGAACTACAAGTTAATGCAGTTATCTAATGTCGATATATCTGGTTCTACTAAAACAAAAATAATAGATAAAGCTAATGAACCAATCAATAGGTTAATCAAGTTTCAATTTCAAAAAATGTTTTTAGAAGATAAGTTATTTACAGCACTTCCTAACGTAACAAGTTGGTTAGCAACTAATTTTAATCAATTAAATCAATACGCAGAGAAAACACATGGGTGATACTTTAACACAATTTGGAACATCGTTTCAACTGAAGATTATTGCTTCGTTAATGAGTGATGTTAAATTTCTACAAACTATTAGTGATATATTACAACCCTCAATGTTTGATTCTGATTCTAATAATTGGTTGGTTAAGTCAATTAGAGATTATTATTATGAATACAAAAAACAACCTACACTTGAAGTTATAAAATTTAAAGTGGATGAGATGGATAATGATGTATTGCAGGCTGGTGTTGTTGAGAAGTTAAGAGATGTTTGGAAACACATCGAAGCTACAGACTTAGAGTTTGTACAATCTGAAACATTGGAATTTTGTAAAAATCAAACTTTAAAGAAAGCTATACTTGATTCAGTTGATATGTTAGAAAACAGAAATTATGATGGTATAAAATCTGTTATAGATGATGCTATGAAAGCTGGAACTACAAGAGACTTAGGTCATGATTACGTTCCTTCATTGGATTTGAGATTGGAAGAGTCTGCTAGAATTACAGTAAAAACACCGTGGGATGTTATTAATGATATAACAGATGGTGGTTTAGGTGCAGGGGAACTTGGTGTAGTTGTCGCTCCAGCTGGTATCGGTAAATCTTGGACATTACAAGCTTTAGGTGCAAGTGTAATTCGTGAAAAGAAAACAGTAGTTCATTATACATTAGAATTGAATGAAACTTATGTTGGGTTAAGATATGACTCTATATTTAGTGGTATCACAACTTCAAACATAAAATACTACAAAGATGAAGTCAGTAAAAAATTATTTGACCTCAATGGAAAATTACTGATAAAGTATTTTCCAACTAAAGCTGCTTCAGTACAAACACTAGGTGCTCATTTAAAACAGATAGAGTTGAGTGGTACTAAGGTAGATATGGTTATTGTAGATTATGCTGACATATTGATGCCTACGGGTAACTTTAAAGAAAAGAGACATGCAATAGGAAATATCTACGAGGATTTAAGAGGACTAGCTGGTGAGTTACAGATTCCAATATGGACTGCTTCACAGGCTAATCGTTCAGCTTTAGAAGAGGATGTAATTGGTGCTGATAAGGTTGCAGAGGATTATAGTAAAGTTATGACTGCTGATTTTGTAATGAGTATGAGTCGTAAGGTAGAGGATAAAATAGCAAATACTGGTAGATTTCATGTCATTAAAAATAGATTTGGTATCGATGGGGTTACGTATCCATCAACCATAAATACTAATATCGGTGTGGTTAAGATACATGAGGGAAGTAGTCAGTTCGGAAAAGATGCACAAAGTAAAATGGACAATAGTCAAGAGTTCTTGAGAAAAGAATTAGCAAACAAGTACAATGATATGGAAAAAAAAGTTGATGGATTTGAGTAAATCACAATTCAGATTCAATATATATTATATTTATTAATGTTACGGGAAAAAGATTATACAAGGATATTTAATGGAAAAATTTACGTTATCAGAAAATTTTATAAATAAATTTAAAAGAAAAAAACCACCATTTGGTTTTAATGGATTAGGTGAATTGGTTTATATGAGAACCTACTCAAGAATTAAAGAAGATGGAAAAAATGAACGTTGGTGGGAAACAGTACAAAGGGTTGTAGAGGGAACTTACTCTATGCAAAAAAATTGGATTGATTCACATCAATTAGGGTGGAATCCGTGGCAAGCTCAAAAGTCGGCACAAGAGATGTATGAGCGTATCTTCAATATGAAGTTCTTGCCACCCGGCCGAGGTCTTTGGGCAATGGGAACACCCATTACTGAAGAAAAAGGTTTATACGCCGCCCTAAACAATTGTGCATTTGTATCAACAAAAACAATCAAAGAAGATTACTCAAAACCATTTTGTTTTTTAATGGATGCAAGTATGTTAGGTGTTGGTGTTGGGTTTGATACAAAAGGTGCAGGAGAGATAGTAATAAAGGGAGTTGATGAGGACAGAGATGAACAGACTTATGAAATACCTGATACTCGTGAGGGATGGGTTGAATCTCTGAAATTATTATTGGAAAGTTATTTTCATGGTCAAGCACCTGTAGAGTTTGACTATACCAAAGTCAGACCAGCTGGTGAACCTATAAAGGGGTTTGGTGGTGTTAGTAGTGGTCACGAGCCATTGTTAGAAGTCCATGAAAGTGTAAGAGGAGTATTAGAAAAAAATAGTGGAGAACCAATCTCAGTTACTACCATTGTAGACATAATGAATCTAATAGGAAAATGTGTTGTGGCAGGTAATGTAAGACGTACTGCAGAGATTGTGTTCGGTGAACCAGACTCGGAAGAATATTTAGATTTAAAAAATTATAAAGTTAACCCACATAGGGAGACATATGGATGGACAAGTAATAATAGTATATTTGCAGAATTGGGTATGGATTATACAGAAGCTTCCAAACGAATTGTGGATAATGGTGAGCCTGGATTTGCGTGGTTAGAAAATATGAGAAAGTATTCTCGTATGAAGAATGGTGGAGATAACAAAGACCATAGAGTTGCTGGTGGTAATCCTTGTTTAGAACAATCATTAGAGAGTTACGAGTTATGTTGTTTAGTAGAGACATTTCCATCCAACCACGATGACTTTGAGGATTATGCTCGTACATTAAAGTATGCGTATCTATATGCTAAATCAGTAACATTAGGTAAGACACATTGGAGTGACACCAATAGAGTTATGTTGAGAAACAGAAGAATTGGATGTAGTGTAAGTGGTGTTGCTCAGTTCATTACAAATCGTGGTTTAGGAGAATTAAAGAATTGGTTAAATGATGGTTATGATGTTATACAAGAATGGGATAAAATGTATTCAGATTGGTTTGCTGTACCAAAGTCAATTAAGACAACATCAGTAAAACCATCAGGAACAGTTTCATTACTTGCTGGAGCGACTCCAGGATTACACTATCCTGAGAGTCGTTTTTACATTAGGAGAGTAAGGTTATCCAAACATTCAGAATTATTAGAACCATTGAATAAAGCAGGATATAAAGTAGAACCAGCATTTGGTTCTGAAGATACTACAATGGTTGTTGAAGTACCAGTAGATGTCGGTGAGGGAATTAGAACAGCGGCAGAGTTGTCCATTTGGGAACAATTCAGTTTAGCTGCATTCTTACAACGTCATTGGGCTGATAATCAAGTAAGTTGTACGGTTACATTTAATCCAGAAACAGAAGCTGAACAAATTGCACCAACTTTAAATTACTATCAATATCATCTCAAAGGTATTAGTTTGTTACCAAGACACGAGTTAGGTGCGTACAAACAAATGCCTTACGAGTCAATTGATGAGAAAGAATATAATAAACAAGTTAAGAAACTTAGTAAATTATCATTCGGTGTTATTAAACATGAAGAGGCTGAAATAGATAAATTTTGTAATAATGATTCTTGTGAAATAGTACCAATGACTGGTGATAATGACGACCAAGAATATGCAAATTAAAATTCACATACAAAAAGCGGACAGGCAGCTGACACACCTGTGAAAAAATGTGTCTTAACTAAAACGAGGAGAACGTAAATGAATATACGTAATCTAATAATATCATTATTGATGACGACAGGATTGTTTGCACAAGCTGTAGTTGGAGTTGTTAATAGTGGTAGTGAACCATTGGTTGGAGCAAACGTGGTGGTCGTTGGAACTGATAAAGGTGGTGTAACAGATGAATCTGGTAAATACACTATCAATGTCGGAGCCGAAGGCATATATACATTAACTGCTTCATTCATTGGATACTCATCTTTAACATTAGATGTTGAGGTGGGTGATATAGTTGGAACACTCAACTTCGATTTAGAAGAAGATGTTTTAGCTATGTCAGCACTTGAGGTTTTGGCTTCGAGAGCTGATGAAAAAACACCTGTAGCTTACACTACGATAGATAAGGCTGAAATGGAAGTTCGTCTTGGTTCACAAGACATTCCAATGGCACTTAATATGACACCAAGTGTATATGCAACACAACAAGGTGGTGGTGCGGGTGATGCTCGTATCAATGTTCGAGGCTTCAACCAACGAAATGTTGCAGTTATGATAAACGGTGTTCCCCAAAATGATATGGAGAATGGATGGGTTTATTGGTCTAATTGGGATGGTGTAGGTGATGCTACATCTTCCATTCAGATGCAAAGAGGACTATCAGCTGTTAATCTAGCTACACCATCAATTGGTGGAACAATGAACATAATTACAGATCCTGCTGCTCTTGAAAAGGGTGGTAAGTTCAAACAAGAAGTAGGTGAGGGTGGATTCCTAAAAACTACTTTGAATTATAATTCAGGTCTAATCAATGATAAACTAGCACTTAGTGGAACAATAGTTCGTAAGACTGGTGATGGGTTTATTGATGGAACTTGGACAGACGCATGGGCTTACTACGTTGGTGGTTCTTATGCAGTGTCCGATGACCAAAGATTTGAGTTATATGCAATTGGTGCTCCACAACGACATGGACAAAACCTATACAAACAGAATATTGCCACTTACTCACAAGAGTTAGCTGGTGATGTTGACGGATATGATGTTACTGCATTTGCTGAAGGTGAAAAGTTTGAACATGAAGCTGGTAGGTTTTTCAATCAAAATGTTGCACCCGTTGATGCTTCATACACAGGCCAACAATATTGGTATATGTATGGTGCTCGTACTACTGATAGGTATGGTTCTAATTTCTTAAATGAAAGAGAGAACTTCTTCCATAAACCACTTGTTAACTTGAATCATTTCTATGATGTAAATGACCAAGTTAGACTAAGTTCTGTTGCTTATTGGAGTGGTGGTTCTGGTGGTGGAACAGGAACTTATGGTAGTGTAAGTAGAACACCTGCTATTGAGGGAAATCAATGGTGGGCAAGTTCACCGTGGACTTGGGATTGGAATGCACAAATTGAAGAAAATTCAACAACTGTAGATTCTGCTTGGTCAGAAACGGAACATCGTTCAGATGGTATACTTCGTAATTCAATCAATAGGCAAAACACCTATGGTTTGATTTCCAAACTAAACTATGATGTCAATGAGGACTTAGAGGTTCAAGTTGGTATTGATTGGAGAACTGCAGGTATTGAACATGCTAGAGAAGTTCGTGATTTACTTGGTGGAGACTACTATGTAGACTATGCCGATGACAATGCACCTGATGGTAAGAAAGTTGGGTTAGGTGATATAATTGCCTATCACAATGAAACTACCGTTGATTGGTTTGGAGCATTTCTACAAGGTAAGTATGATATTCAGAAGTTCAACCTTTATGGTATGGGTGGAATATCAACAATCGGATACACATACAAAGACCATTTCTCTACAGACAATAGTGTAGTTAAGGCTGATGCTATCACAACTTTCCAAGTGAAAGGTGGTGGTGTGTTCAATCTTGACGATAGAATGTCTGCATTTGTAAATGGTGGGTATGTTGAGAAACCACCTATCTTAGACAATGTAATTGCCTATGATGGAACAGTATCTACTAATCCAGATAACGAGAAATTTACAAGTTTTGAGTTTGGTGGTAAGTATACAAGTGGTAATGTAGACCTTAAATTGAGTTCTTATAACACTCAATGGAAAGATAGAAACCTTACCAAATCTGTTGAAACAGGTGCTGGAGATAGTGGTGATACAGATATTATCTACTTAAAAGGTGTAAACCAAAGTCATACAGGTTGGGAAGTTGAAACGAAAGTTGCTCTTCACGATATGGTTGATTTGGACTTAGCACTTAGTAAAGGTAAGTGGGAGTTTGATGGTGATGCTGATGGTGATTATCAAGAAATGGAGTATAATGAAGAAGGTCAAGTCGTTGGACAAATGACTACTGAATATACTTATGCTCTTGATGGACTTATGGTTGGTGATATGCCACAAACTGCTTATGTAGGTGGACTAACTGTTAAACCAATCAAAGGACTTAATATACAAGGTCTTTACAGAATGTATGATGATAACTACGCTGATTGGTCACCTGATTCTCGTGAGGTTGATGGTGATGAAGATAGGACACAAGTTTGGAAAGCTCCTGGCTATAACAAACTAGACCTACACCTTTCATACAAACTACCAACCGATTGGACGGCTGGTTACGGCGTGACACTTAGTGGTCATGTCTTTAACGCTCTTGATGACGTTTATGTCCAAGATGCAGTTGATAATAGTAAGTACAATGGG